GCACCTGCTTGACAAACACATCATGAGCCCTAGATAATCCTCATAAGTTCGCTGTAACGAACGAATGTGGTCGGTGGTTGAGCCATTTGGGCAGGCCCCCGACCTCTGCCCGGCTCCCTGCGCGTTGAGAATGATCGAATCGTGTGGCGGCCCTAAACGAAGGAAAACATCAGTATGGCCGCTTTCAATTACCGCGAACTCATCCGTCAGGTACCGTCGCGCACCTGGCAGTTTTATTTCCAGACGAGGAAGATCGATTTGCCCGAGGGGGTGGTTTGGGATCAGTCAGCAGAGGACTTGATCTCGCCGATTCAGACCGCCATCGAAGCACTTCCTGACATCGAACGGATCAGCGCCTACAGCGAATTGCGCCGCGTCCATGCCATGGGTAACCGGCGTGGCATTTATGCCTTGCGCAACAGCGTGCCGCTGGGTGATGCCATGCTTGAGGATTTTCAGGACCACACCAGTGATGCCGAGCGCGCACTGTGGGTGCTGACGAACTGGCCGAAGCGGTTTGCGGCGGCGGAGGCGTTTGTCAATGCCGATGCCGAGGTCGGCAAGCGCAACTGGAAGCGTATTCATGTGCCACCTGAGCAGACTCTGCACGCAGCACCAGAGGACATTGCGGCGTTGAAGTTGGCACTGGCACAGGCCTTTACACCCCGAAAAGGCAAGCCCCGTGCATGTGAGATCGATGTGCTGACCCGCCATCTGGACGGCGGTGTGCAATTCGATGTCCGGATCGAGGACGAGCTGCAGCGCAGCTTGGAGTTTGGTCCGGACGACAAGACGGTGTGGCGCGATGTGCGCCCGCCGATGCGAATGTCGGTCATCATCTATCCCGAAAACGGCGTGATTGACCTGTTGATTTCGGGTGGAGAGAAGGCACGACAGAAGGTACTGATGCCGCTGGGCAAACACGTTTTCCACAAAGCCCTGGAGCCCTTGAGCGTTGCGCAACCGCTGTTCCTGCTCAACCGGCTGCGCGATGGCCTGGTGCTCCATGAGAGCAGTGGTCTGGATTTGGCCGACTGCGGCGTGGAAAAAATGCGGCTGTCCGAATGCAAGGTGCGCTCGAACACTCTGCCGCAGTGCGACTACCTGATCAAACCGGCCGCCGGCCGGGACGCGCCGGATGCTTTGGCGTGCATCCAGGCCCAGAAGGTCGACACGTTGATGAGCCAGGGCTTCAACATCATCGATGCGGTTGTCAGTCTTTACTTTTTCGCGCTGGACGGGGAAAAAAATGGCCGTGTGCTGCACATTGGCCTGAAGCCTGCCGGCATCAGCAACCTGCGCGACCTGGACGAGGGCGATGCACGGTTGGCACAAGCCCTGATGCGTGCCTTGGGCGTGATGCAAGACCCGCCCAAGACGGCTGCTAACGTACCTGTCGACCAGGCTGAGCCTGAGGTGCTGTGAGTTTGGGGCCGCTCAACGCCCCCGCCTTGGCCGAGTTGTGTTGGTTGCTCGAACAGGCAGACACTCGACTGCTGCCCGATGCCATCTGGCTGGGGGGCAAAGCCCACCTGTACCAGCACCTGCACAGCATGGAGGCATTGGGTCTGACGCAGGATGCGGCGCCATCGATCATCTGCCCGGATTGCACGGGCCACTCAATTCGGCCTGGGCAGCATACGGAGACTGAAGATTCGCGTTGGCCTTACAGGGCCTACTGCGCCGACTGTGGCTGGGTGGATCTGACCAAGGCGCAGTCGCGCCTGTGGCAAGCGAATCCAGCCAGGATTGCGGAGTGGCTGAACGCCGCGCTGGGCCTGAAAGCGCAGTACAAGGTCGAGGTCGCCATCGAGGGCGTGCTCTGGTATCTGGGCGACCGCGAGGTTCGACGCCAGCGCCGCAGCTTTTTTTTCGGGTGCAGGCTTGCCAGCGCGCCCAAGGCGGTGCAAGCGGAATTGGATCGATTAGCAGCCCCCGGCGCCGAAGCGGTCATTACCACCAGTGACCTGGCGCTACTCAAAACCACCGTTCTGGCGGCTCGCCACGTTGTGCCGCTACGCGCCATTGCCCACCTGCGCAAAACGCACCTCGTCCTGGAAAACCTTGAAGCCTACTTCACCGGGTTGACCATGGTTCAGCAGTCCGACGAAACCTCGCTGCGCATCCTGCACAGCCAGCAAGCGGTGCTGATCGGCGGGCGCAAGGTGCCGCTGTCGCCACAGGTCTATGGCTTTCTCAAGGTGCTGGAGGAGGCCGATGGCGACGAAGTGCACAAACGGCATCTGGCCCAGGCGTTCCAGATCAAGGAGAACTTCCGGATCGCCGACGTGTTCAAGCGCCACCGGGAGGTGTTCGACACCTTCGTGGAATCCGATCAGAAGGGCAACTACTGGCTCAAGCCCGAGTTCCTGATTTTGGAAAGGGGGTGAGGCACGACACACAGACTCCTTCTTGCAGATTCTCCATTCACTCTTTCGGAAAAGGAAACACCATGACAGGTAAAAATCAACACGTCGTTCCCCGCGATGACCAATGGGCCGTTCGCGGCGCAGGAAACTCGCGCGATACCTCACACCACGGCACCCAGGCAGAAGCCGAACGTGCGGCGCGTGAGATTGCCATCAACCAAAAAAGCGAAGTTCTCATCCATGGTGAAGACGGTCGCATTCGTGAGCGCAACAGCTACGGCCACGATCCGTTTCCGCCCAAGGGCTGACAGGTTTCATTCCTGATCAGGAACCTGATCACCTCCGAGCCCGGCCTCACCCGCCGGGCTTTTTTTCGTCTGTTGCGGGCGAAAAATCTCGATTTGCCGATTCTGCCCACCCCTTTGCGTCCACTTTGCCCACCGGTTTGCCCACCCCCTGCTTCGGATCATTGACTTACGTTTTTTCACACATTGAAAGGATCTAAACGTGAGCATCAAACACATGAATCAACGCCAATTGGCCGAACGCTGGACGGTCAGTGTGGCCTCGCTGGAGCGCTGGCGAACCGAGGGCATCGGTCCGGTCTTTCTGAAGCTGCAGGGCCGGGTGGTGTATCGCTTGGAGGACATCGAGGCCTTTGAAGCCGAGAACTTGCACAAGAGGACGTCCGAGCGCGTCAGCGCAGGAGGTGTGGCATGAAAACCATCACGTCCACTTTTGTGCCCACCACTTTGCCCATCCCCGGCAACAACCCTTCCGTGGTCGATGCCCTGCGCGCCACACCGATGGCCGAGGCCATCCGATTCGGTGAGGTTGTCCTCCAGATCGAGAGCATCACCGCCGAGCGTTTGGCTACCGTGCCGGTGTCGGCCATCGATGAGCTGATCGGCCTGCTTGACGACATCGCCGGCCGCATCAAGACCGCCCAGAGCGAAGTGGCCAAGGCTTTGACCGCACGCTACGCCGACCATGCCAAGGCCCAGCTGTTGGCCGAAGGCAAGGACACCGGCACCACCCACATCTTCGACGGCGAGTTCGACATCACGGTCGAGGTTGATAAAACCATCAAGTGGGATCAGAAGCAGTTGGCCACAATCTTCGAGCGCATTGCCGCCAACGGTGACAAGCCCGGCCAGTACATCGACCTGAAGTACGCGGTGTCCGAGGCCAAGTTCAAGGCCTGGCCAGAAACCTTGCGCCAGCCCTTCGAGGCCGCCCGCACCGTCACGCCGGGCAAACCGAAGTTCACGTTGCGCTGCGCTGGGGAGGGCAAGTAAATGGCACTCCCCATCATTAGCGCTGACCAGCGCATGGCCGAGAAGCGCTGCGCCAAGATTGCCCTCGTCGGGATTCCTGGATCTGGGAAGACTTCCCAAATCCGCACCCTCAACGCCGCCAGCACCCTGCTGGTGGACACCGAAGCCGGCGATCTCTCCATCCTCGACTGGGCCGGCGACACCTTGCGTCCGCGCACCTGGCCGGAGTTCAAGGATCTGGTGGTCTTCCTCGCCGGACCCATGCCCAGCGCCGCACCTGACCAGGCTTTCTCCGAAGCGCACTACCAGCACGTCTGCCAGAAATACGGCGATCCAACGCAGCTGGCCAAGTACGACACCTACTTCGTCGATTCCTTAACCGTGCTCTCGCGCATGTGCCTGGCCTGGTGCAAGACGCAACCTGCGGCCTTCTCCGAAAAAACCGGCAAGCCCGACACCCGGGGTGCGTATGGCCTGTTGGGTGCGGAAATGATCGGCGCGCTCACCCACTTGCAGCACGTCCGCGACAAGCACGTCATCTACGTCTGCATCTTGGAAGAAAAGCTCGACGACTTCAATCGCCGCATCTACCAGCTCCAGCTCGAGGGCGCCAAGACCGCTTCCGAACTGCCCGGTGTGCTCGATGAAGTGGTGACGCTGGCCATCCTCAAGGCCGATGACGGCACGCCGTACCGCGCCTTCGTCACCGGTGCCGACAACGCCTGGGGCTTCCCGAGCAAGGACCGCAGTGGCCGGCTCGAGCCAATAGAAGAACCCCACCTCGGGCGATTGATCGCCAAGTGCCTCGGTCAGGCCGCAGGCCCACGCATCGCCCCTCCCACCCCGATTTCCACCGCCATCCAGGAGTAAGCCATGAGCAATTGGAACGACTTTAACGACGCTGAACAACAGCAATCCTTCGACCTGATCCCGCGCGGCACCGCTGCCCGGGTGCGCATGAGCATCAAGCCCGGTGGCCACGACAACCCTGAGATGGGCTGGACCGGCGGTTGGGCCAGCGAGTCCTTCGAGACTGGTGCGGTGTACCTGTCCTGCGAGTTCGTGGTGATGGAAGGGCCGTTCGCCAAACGCAAGGTCTGGTCGAACATCGGCTTGCATTCCCCGAAAGGCCCGACTTGGGGAAACATGGGCAGGACGTTTGTGCGCGCCGCCCTCAACAGCGCCCGCAACATCCACCCCGCCGACAACAGCCCTGCCGCGCAGAACGCCCGGCGCATTGCCGCCTTTGGTGACCTCGATGGCCTGGAGTTCGCCGCACGCATCGACATCGAGAAGGATGCCAAGGGGGGTGACAAGAACACCATCAAGTCCGCTATCGAGCCCGATCACAAGGACTACGCGTTGGTCATGGGCGTAGCCAGCAAGAGCACACCTTCGGGTGGCGGCTCCTCCGGCGCCCCGGCCACGGTCGCTGCACCCAGCACCACCCCACCGGCAGCTGCAGCGCGTCCGGCCCAGCCCACCCAACAGAGCGTTCCCGGCGGCAAACCCGCCTGGGCGCAATGAGGAGGGCCTGACCATGATGAACACATCTATGAAGGTTCCGACCATGGCCGCCAGCCATTACGGCATGGTGCATTTCGGTGACATGGCCGTTGAGGCCGTGGTGCTGGAGGATGGCAGCCGGGGCTACGTGCAACGGCAACTGGCCACCGCCATCGGCTTGCACGAATCGCGCCGGGGCAGCCAGCTCAAGACGCTGCTGACCGATATCGCCCCCGGCGCGGCCGAGGTGTTCGGTCACCACCTGTGCAGTATCCGGCTGCCCTCGGGCCAAACCACGGCCTTCTTTCCGGCCGGGGTTATCGGTGAAGTGGCCTGCGGCGTGATTGACGCGGCGCTGGAAGGTCGGCTGCACCGCAAGCGCCAGCATCTGGTGCCGAATTGCCAGCGCATCTTGAAAGCCCTGGCCAAGACCGGCGAAGTGGCGCTGATCGATGAAGCCACCGGTTACCAGTACCACCGTGCCCCGGATGCGCTGCAAGCGTTGATCTCACGTTTGCTGCGCGAGCGGGTCACCAGCTGGGAGCGGCGGTTCTCGCCTGATTACTACCGGGCGCTGTTTCGCCTCTTCAACTGGCAGTACCAGGGCCACCAGCAGAACCCACCGGCGGTGATTGGTCAGATCACCCTGCGCTGGGTGTACGACGTGATCATGCCGCGCGAGGTGATCGACGAGATCCGCAGCCGCAAGCGTCTCTCCGACAAAGCCCACCAGTGGCTGTCCGAAGGTGGTCTCGCCCTGCTGGATAAGCAGATCCACGCGGTGACCATGATCGCCCGCTCGTCGATGACCTATCGGGACTTCGACACCCGAAGCGCCACCGCCTTGGCCAGCCAGCCGCTGCAGATGACGCTGCTGATGGATGTGCTGGAGGGAGGACGATGAATGGCCGGTCAATGTTGGGCCTGCAAGCGCCAAGCCCGTGGCCTCGGCCACAGCGACAACCGCTTCAAGCCGGGCGAGTCCCGGCGCTATCCGATGGACTGGGTCTTTTGCAGCCGCAAGTGCCAGGACGCGTTTCACGCGCTCTACGGTCAGTGGCTGCGCACCGACCCCAGGCAGGAGGACGTCCTCATGGTTGATCCGACCGAATTCGAGCGCGCCGCCATGCGCTCGTGCCTGAAGTTCTTCGGCGAGGCGGCTGGAGAGATCGGCTTCGACAAGCCGCTGGGCCATTACAGCGAGGCAGAGGCCTTGACGGTGATTGAGGCCATCGTCACCGGCTGGACGCAAGCGATGGCCGCGCACCACGAGCAGGCCAAGTACCCACCGGTACGAGGCATGCAGCCTTATGAGACGCGGCCGACCACGCCGGTGGCGGCGCTTCTTGCAGCCGCAACGCCAGCCATTGATCCGGCCCATCCGTTCGCGGATATGGAGGACGACTTGCCGTGGGAAACCACGCAGACCGCGCCTGCCGGCAAACCGGGGAGGAAGACGTGATGCTGGATTTCAATTCTTCTTCTACCTTCCACGAGCGCGTCACAGGTTTCATTGACGTCGCGCTCGATGTGGAGCGTGCTGGCCAAGCGCAGCGCACTTACCTCGGGGCCTCCCGTCTGGGTGTGGCCTGCGAGCGCCAATTGCAATACGAATACGCTGGTGCACCGGTGGACCCCGGGAGGGGTTTCTCCGGTCGCATCCTGCGCGTGTTCGAGGTCGGCCACGTGCTGGAAGACCTGGCCGTGCGCTGGCTGCGTCTGGCCGGGTTCGAGCTGCACAACCAGAGGGCTGATGGCGGCCAGTTTGGCTTCTCGGTCGCCGGCGGCCGGATCAAGGGCCACGTCGACGGGATCATCACTGCAGCGCCTGAAGCGCTCGGCCTGACGTTTCCGATGCTGTTCGAGTGCAAAACCATGGCTGACAAGCACTGGAAGGCCTGCGTCAAATCCGGTGTTGCGGTCACCAAACCGGTCTACGCAGCGCAGATGGCAACCTACCAAGCCTACATGGAAGGCACGATTGAGGGCATCAGCGCCAATCCAGCGCTGCTCATTGCCATCAACAAGGACACGCAGGAACTCTGGTTTGAACTGGTACCGTTCGACGCGGCGCTGGCGCAGCGGATGAGTGACCGGGCGGTCAAGGTGATCCAGGCCACGGAGGCCGGCGAGCTGTTGGCGCGTGGCTTTGCCGAGGCCAGCTACTTCGAGTGCAAGTTCTGCAGCTACGCCGAGCGGTGCTGGAACGCCAGCAGTGCGGGAGGTGCGTCATGAGCACAGCTTCCCAACAACGCAAGCCCAGCAAAACCACCCGCACCGAGTGGGTGGAACGCTGGTGCCCGCCGAAACCGCTGGTCGGCCTGCAACCCATCGAGAAGGTGCTGAACCGCCACACAGAAGTGAGCTGCCCCGAGTCCCGCCTGGTGGTGGCGGTGATTGCCCGTGCCATTCACGACTGTCTGTGCCTGACCAACCGGCGCCAGCGCCGTGAGGCCCGCCGTTTCATTCTCGGCCCCAACCTTGAGGGCTGGTGCGACCTGGTCGGAATGCAGCCGCATTTCGTGCGCTTGGTGGCTCAGAAGGCCGGCTACCTCGCGCCAGAAGACCACTACTTGCAACGCCTGCCGATCAAGGTGCCGGCACTGCCCGACCCGGTGGTCACTGGCAGCAGCACCCCCATCCACACCATCACCGCCCACCGCACTGGAGGACCTGTTCATGCTTGATTTCAATACCGTGCCGCCAGTGCCCAACGCTGCTGGTGGTGATTTCGACCAACAACGCGATGCTATTCGCGCCGATTTGCTGGCGCGGCTGGAGTCGGTGCTGGTGACCCTGCTGCCCGCCGGCAAGAAGCGCGGTCAGAACTATCTGGTCGGCGATGTGCTCGGCAGCCCCGGCGACAGCCTGGAGATCTCCCTCAAGGGCGACAAGGCGGGCCTCTGGCACGACCACGCCACGGGCGAAGGCGGCGACATCTTCGACCTGATCGCGGCCCACCACGGGCTCTGCGCCCAGTCCGACTTCGCCCGGGTGCTGGAGATCGCCGGGCAGCTGGTGGGGCGTGCCGCCAGCCAGCCAGCAAAAAAGCGCAAGCCGGAGGCACCGGTCGACGAACTCGGGCCGGCCACGGCGAAGTGGGACTATCTGGACGCCGCCGGCAATCTGATCGCCTGCGTTTACCGCTATGACCCAGCACCGGGAAGAAAGGAGTTCCGGCCCTGGGACGCCAAGCGCCGCAAGATGGCGCCACCGGAGCCGCGTCCGCTCTACAACCAGCCGGGCATGGTCAGTGCCCAGCAAGTGATTCTGGTCGAGGGCGAGAAATGCGCGCAGGCCTTGATCGAGGCCGGCCACTGCGCCACTACGGCGATGCATGGCGCCAACGCACCGGTGGACAAGACCGACTGGAGTCCACTGGCTGGCAAAGCTGTGCTCATCTGGCCCGACAAGGACAAGCCCGGCTGGGCCTATGCCGAAGCGGCAGCCAAAGCCGCACTGGTGGCGGGTAGCGCTACCTGCGACATCCTGATGCCGCCGGACACCAAGCCGGAAGGCTGGGATGCAGCCGATGCGCTGGCTGAAGGCCAGGTGGAGCGCAGCGACGATGACCCACCCCCGTTCGATGTCACCGGCTTCATCGTGGCCGGTCAGCGGATGCCGGTGGTGCGTGACATGGAAGCCCCGGTGCTGGAGGAGACGCCCGGCGATCTGATGGATGGCGTCACCTGGGGCACCGAAGATGGCATTGCCAGCGCCTTCACCCGCCGCTACGGGCTGGACTGGCGCTACTGCTCACAGTGGAGCAAGTGGCTGGTGTGGACCGGGCAACGCTGGAACGACGATCAGGTGCTGTTCGTGAGTCACCTGGCCCGGGGCATCTGCCGCGCCGCCTCGATGAAGGCCGACAGCCCCAGGCTCAAAGCCAAGCTCGCCAGTGCGTCGACCATCGCGGCGGTGGAGCGCATTGCCCGGGCCGAGCCGAAGCACGCCGCCACGGTGGACGAGTGGGACGGCGACATCTGGCTCTTGAACACCCCGGGCGGCGTGGTTGATCTGCGCACTGGCGGGATGCGCGGCCACCAGCGGGTGGATCGGATGACCAAGATCACCACAGCCACGCCCCGAGGCGACTGCCCGCAGTGGCTGGCGTTTCTGGCGCAGATCACCGACGGCGATGAGCCGCTGCAGGCCTATCTGCAGCGGGTGGCGGGCTATTGCTTGAGCGGCAGCACGCAAGAGCACGCCTTGTTCTTCCTCTACGGCACCGGGGCTAACGGCAAGTCCGTGTTCGTGAACACCTTGTTCACGCTGCTCGGCGACTACGCCGCCAACGCGCCGATGGAGACATTCATGGAAACCCGCAGCGAACGGCATCCGACCGATCTGGCAGGACTACGCGGCTCGCGGCTGGTGACGGCCACCGAGACCGAACAGGGACGGCGCTGGAACGAGGCCAAGATCAAGGAGATCACCGGTGGCGACCGGGTGTCGGCGCGCTTCATGCGCCAGGACTACTTCACCTACTCGCCGCAGTTCAAGCTGGTGATCTCGGGCAACCACAAGCCCTCGATCCGCAACGTCGATGAGGCGATGAAGCGGCGCATGCACCTGGTGCCCTTCACCGTGACGATTCCCGCCGAGCGGCGTGACCGGCAGTTGCCGACCAAGTTGCTGACCGAGCGCGACGGGATTCTGTCCTGGGCGCTGACGGGATGTCTGGCGTGGCAGCGGGAGGGATTGCGCCCGCCGGAGTCGGTGTTGAAGGCGACGGCGGAGTATTTCGAAGCCGAGGACGCTGTCGGGCGCTGGATCGACGAGCGCTGTGTGTCGCACGCCAACGCCAAGTCGCTGACCACCGAACTCTTCAACGACTGGAAGCAGTGGGCGGATTCCAGCGGGGAGTTCGTGGGCTCGCAGCGGCGCTTCTCAGACCTGTTGCTGAGTAAAGGTCTGCAGAAATGGCGCAACAGCTGCGGGGTACGCGGTTTTCAGGGCATTGGCCTGAAAGAGACGCCCCAGCAGCAACGCTACCCCTATGCCGACGACTGATCTGGCCACCCGATTCAACCCCTTGATGACCCATTAATTCAGTGCGTCTCTGACGCAGCCGACTTAGCTACCCTATTACCCCTCTACTACAAAGAAGAGAGGGAATAGGTAAACAGAGTCGGGTGCGTCAGACCACCAAAAAACAGGACTGACGAACATGACGACAACAACTATTCTCGCCCTCGATCTGGGCACCCAAACCGGCTGGGCACTGATGGGCCGCGACGCCAGCATCACCAGCGGAGCCGAATCCTTCAAGCCCCAGCGCTTTGAAGGCGGCGGGATGCGCTACCTCAGGTTCAAGCGCTGGCTTACTGAGGTCAAGCGGTGCGCCGACGGTATCGACGCCGTCTTCATGGAAGAAGTGCGCCGACATGTAAGCACGGATTCTGCCCACGCTTATGGCGGTTTTCTAGCCACCCTGACCGCCTGGTGCGAGCACCACCAGATCCCGTACCAGGGCGTGCCGGTGGGCACGATCAAGAAACACGCCACCGGCAAAGGCAACGCCGGCAAGGCTGAGATGATCGCGGCGGCCAAGGTGCGCGGCTTCAATCCGATTGATGACAATGAATCTGATGCGCTGGCGCTGCTCGACTGGGCGCTGACGCAAGGAGGTGTGCAATGAAAACGAGCACACCTTCCATCCCCTGCAGTCTTGGCAAGATGGTGCCGCAGGCGCCGGCCAATGCCGACGAACTGCGCGCCATGCGTGCTGCCGCCTGGCACAAGCAGGCCATCGTGGTGGTGCCGCTGGATGAGATTTACGACGAGTGGGATCGGGCCTTCCTGACCGCCATCGCCACCAAGCTCTACGGCGCACGGACCCAGTCCAGTCGCCAGAGCACCTCCTGGCAGGAGGGTGACGTGATCGACCGGGGCGATGGCGAGACATGGACGGTGGTGGCGACTACGTCGAAGTCGGTCACGATCCAGCGCAGCCGCGATGGCGCACTGGCCACCCTCGGACAACTCGGGGAGGGTCGGCGATGAAAACCAAGAAACCCAAGAAGGCCCCGGCAGTCAAGGTGCCGTCAGTGCGCAAGCCGCGCCTGGGTGACTGGATCACCCGGCCTGACGGCAGCGTGGCGCAGTACGTGCGGGAGGAGGATGACGAGCAGCGACCGGCAGATCACTTCCGTACGGTGGACACGCTGGGGTTGATGCTGAAGAATGGCACCATCACACCGCAGATGTTTGACGCGGGCCAGCAGTTCTCGCAGGAGTTCTACGCTGCGCAGCTGACCGGGCCCAAGCCACCCAGTCTGGAGCGCATCGGGGGCAGCAGGACGGCGGACTCAATGACCGAACGCTGTGCGTTTGCCATCAAGCGGGTGACGCAGGCGCTGGATGCGGTGGGCGGTGTCAGCAGCCCGGCCGGATCGGCGCTGTGGTATGTCGCGGGTTTGGGGATGTCGGTGCGGGAGTGGGCGCTGCGCAAAGGCTGGAGTGGCAAGCCGATCTCCGTCCACGAGGCCAAGGGCATCCTGGTGGCGGCGCTGGGAGTGTTGGCCCGATACTACGGGTATGAGCGTGGATCTGCTCCACGAAGGCCACCGAAGCCCCAACTT